CGGATTGCACTTGTCCCTCGGCAAAGCCATGCACGACGCCATCGAGATCGCTGACATCAAAGCTGACCAGGCCAGCCGCATCACAGATCTCCGCCACAACCGCCGCCAGCGACGCCGAATTCACCCGCCCCGTCAGCCAATGGCCAAGCGCATGATTGGCCCCGTCCGACCAGACATCGGTCCGTGCTGGAAATTCTGGCCAAGGCCGCGCATCCCAGGTCCAGACATAGGTGTTCGACAGATCCAGCATCCGATCGCCATAAATCGCTGAGACCGGATTGTTCTCATCCTCGCTCCAGTGCTTGGTCGCGGCTTGCAACACCCTGCGCTGGATCAGATCATCGCGCTGACCCGTCGAAAAATGCGGAAAACCTGATTCCGACGACTTTGGATCCACGAACACATTCGGCTGGTTCGATCCCTTGTCGACCGCCCCACAGCCAATTTCGGTCAACCAGACCGGCTTCATCTCAGGCGTCCATGCGCTGGACAAGCCTTGGCGCACACCGTCGATGCGGTCATGGTGGGGCCGACGCCACCAGTTCAGAATGTCCTTGGCCCGCCAGATCCAGTGCTCGCCATGGGCGCCGTCGATGATCGGCGTGCGCACCTGCGCCGCCCGATCGGCATCCGAGGCATAGTACCAGTCATATCCCTCACCGGCGGAAAAGCGCGACGACAGATAATCCAGATCATGGATCGACCGCGCCAGCGACGCATCAAGATGATCATACCCGTCCCGCCAATCGGTCAGCGGCGCGTAATAATCGATCCCAACAAAATCGATCGCAGGGTCGGCCCACAGCGGATCAAGATGAAAGATCCGATCCCCTGTGCCGTCCTGCGGCTGGTGACCAAAATACTCGGACCAATCGGCCGCATACCCGATGTTGGCATCTGGGCCCAGCACTTCCCGGACCTCTGCGGCCAAGGCGAGGAGCGCCACCACCGCCGGGTATTCCGTCCGCGCGCTGCGGATCTGCGTCAACGACCTGAACTCAGACCCGATGCAGAACGCATGCACTCCGCCCGCCACTTTGCAAAGATGGGCATAATGCAGCACCATGCGCCGCAGCGACCATTCCGTTGGACCAGAATAGATTACCTCATCGCCGACGATCTGAAAATCGGTGGCTGAGGCGGTTCCGAAGAATGCCGCCACCTCATCTGCGGCCACCGGGGTCATGTCCGTAGACCCCGCCTGCCCCGGTGCCATCGCCGTGGTGATCCGGCCACGCCAGGGATAGGCGGACTGCTCGGCATTCCATCCCCACGGATCGGTCAGGCCGTTGCCAGGCCCGATGTCCATCAACAAGAACGGATAAAACATCACCCGCATGTCGCGGGAATTCATCTCCCGGATCAACTCGATCACCGAGCGGTCCGACGGCGTGCCCCCGAACACCGGACGGCTTTCATCATCCCGCCCTACCAGACGCGCGGTCTGGCGCGTGGCACCGCCGGCATTCCAGGCGGTGGGCGCGGTCTCCGTCTCTCGATACTCGACCCCGGGACGCACCTCGCAGGTCCCGCAGCGCAGATCGTCGCCGAACCAGCTGACCACCAGCGACACCGCGCTCGCCTCCGGCAGCTCGGCCTCAAGCTGATCCAGCGCGACCAGCGCGTCAGCCTTGCCAGCCGAGGTGTTCACATTCGCAAGATGGGATTTCCCCTCATCCTCGATCACCCGCACCTGCTCGGTCGCGTAAACGAACTCACCCGTGCCCGGCGACAACGCCACGCCCTTGATGATGCTCGACAGCTCCAACCCGGCCTCGGGCACATTGCCGTTCTGCGAAAAACGAGGCGCGCGCAGCACCTCCACCGAAATCTGCGGCACGCGGTTGCCGAACCGCCCCGCGGGCAGATCCTCAAACACGATGTAGGACGTGCCGCGATAGGCGGGCGCCCAGCCATCAACCGCTTCGATCAGCGGATCGGGGCCTTGATCCTCAGCGCCCAGATGCAGCCGCCAATGCAGCTTGTCCATATTCAGGATCTTGCCATCGGCCCACACCCGACCGATCCCGTCGATGGGCCCTTGGCTCAGCGCCACAGCAAAGCCGATCGTATAGGAATGCTCCTTCACCGACGGGCCAGATCCCTTGCCCCCCCCGCTGCTGGACACATGTTCATGGAACCGCGTGGACCAGATCACATGCCCAGCAATGCGCATCCGGCCATAGATTTTGGGGATCGGCGCGCCTTCGTCCGCGCCCTGAATGCGCAACGAGCTCGCCTTTCCGCGGGCAACCGCCGCCTGACCGCCACCAAGGATCGCCTGATCGATCAATCCGCCGACGATTGCACCCGCCGCCTGACCGATAACCGCTGCACTGACGCCAAGCGCGGCGCCGCCATATGCCCCACCGATCGCCGCGCCGGCCGCCGCAAGAACCAGAGTCGCCATTGCTCACCTCGGAAATCGGAATGCGGCCGCCACGCGGCGCCGCCAGGATGCACCCAGCGACGATTCCACCACGCCCTGGCCGCTATAGGCGTGGATCATGCGAGGCTCGGCCCCGCTCATATCGGTCAGAATTGAAAGATGCTTTGCTGGGCCCGTCCGGCGCATGCGAAACAACAGCACATCGCCCGCCTGCGCCTCAGCCGGCGCAACCGGTGCCATGTGGCGCGCCGCAGCCGCCCACAGAACTTCGGCCGCTGACGGCTCGGACCAATCGGACGTGTACGCAGGCGGGGCTTCGGGTTCGCGCCCATACACGTCCCGCCACACCCCGCGCACCAGCCCGAGGCAGTCTGTCCCCGCGCCCTTCGCACTCGCTTGATGCAGGTAGGGCGTTCCCGCCCAGCCCCGCGCCGCCGCGACGATGCGGGCGGCCAGCCAATCCTCAGCCACGGAACAACGATCCGCCGTCATGAACCTCATCCTGCGACGGATATCCTGTCGCCCAGTCTTCACCAGGCATATGCGGAAATCCTTGGAAGTTGAGGATGTTGGCGAACTTGCTCCGGCAGATCGCCGCGCTCTTGTCACATCCCGCGGCGATGTCGAACCCGTCGCCCAGCTGGATCGGATCATCGGGCGGGGTCCACAAGGTGATCACATGCTGCCACTGGCGGATGCCATGGCTGTGCACCGTCACCGACCGCCCCGCATTGTCGCCTGCGGTCCAATTCAGCGCGCCGCCCGAAAACCACCCTTCCGCCTGCCAGATCCCGGACACCACGAAACTGCGCTCGCCCCGCAGATCTGTCACCGTGGCGGATCCCAGCTGATCGCCCGTCAGCACTGCCTTGCACCGCGCGTCGCCAAGCCCAGCGTCGCAGCTGCGCAGAAACACCCGCCCCTGCGGCTGGTTCAGCACGTCCGAGAGCCCCAGAACCTCAACCTCAAAGCCAAGCTTGCCGCGGCGCACCTCACCGATCTGCCCTGCAAACATCAGATCGCGCGCAATCGGGTTCGACCAGTCGACCAACCACTGCTTGATCGTCGCGCTGTCATAAAGGCCGCGCGACAGATCGGCCTCGGTGATCGCGTCTGAGCGCAGCGCCCCAGCCGCCTCCATGTTGTCAACGCTCAGCCCCAAAGACCGCTCCAGCGCCGTGCGCTCAAACCCGCTGTCGGGCTCGAACACCATGCCGTCAAAGCTGACTTCGCCGTCATGGTCGGTAAAGCCCAGCGACACGCCGTCCCGGCGCTCCAGCAACCAGCAACGGCAAAGCGAAGACGCCCCACCGTCGATCGCCGCCTGCAATCTGTCATTGATGTCGCGCATCAGACACGCACCTCCACAACCGGGATTGACGGAATTTCGCCCGCCTCCATTGCCGTCAGGCTGATGTCGATGCGGTCCTCAGAAAACCGCACCGGCACATCGAATTCAAACCCGGCAGTCACTGTCGCGCCCGCGCCGGGTGCCACGGCCAGGTGCACGACTTCACCGTCAAAGGTAAAACCGCCGCCCGCGACCTGCGCCAGACCGTCCACCGCGATCAACAAGCTGCCGATCACTGCCTTCTGGATCGGCCTAAAATAGGTGTACCCACCGCTTTCATAGCCCTTACGCAGCGCAAACGTCGTTTCCAGCCCATTTCCGAGCCCCAATAGCTGATCGGTGGCAGAGATCGCCACCGACGGCTTTGCCGATTTCCAATCCAACCAATCCTTCCAGCGAAACGCATGCAGACGACCGCGGCGTGCCTCAAAGAATGACACGATGTCATGCAGATCATCCGCCGACGCGACGCCCATGCCGGCATCATAGCGCCGCCGCGCATGGGACCAGGACGCGTTGCGCACCTCAAACCCGTTGGACAGCGACACAATCTCCGTGCGCCGCTCCGGCCCGCCTGAGGATCCGCGCGACAGACGCGTCGGGAACCGAATGTCATGAAAGCTCATCGCGTCACCTCACATGTTGCGCCGGCCGGCCGCAGCCGCCCGCGAGATCGTGGACGCGACCTGCCCGCGCGACCGCCGAAAGCTTTCAACATCGGGAGAGGAGATGTTGACCGTAATGTGCGATCCGCCCCCACCCCCGGCCGACGCGACGCCCAGACGGCCGTCCGCGCCGCGGGTCAGCGGCAGGATCGCTTCAGGCCCGGCCTCGCCCATCAGTCCGGTGCCACCGCGCATCGGGAACAAAGTCGGCCCCTCGACCACGCCCCCCCCGGCAAAGGCCCGCACCCGCCCGGCGGAAAACGCCGCGCCGTCGGCGAACATAGACATGCCGCCCAGCAGACTGCCGACCCCGCTCGCCACCAACCCGCCGATGCCCTGGCCGACCGCCTGCTGCACCGGCTGCAAGGCGGCGTTCAGCACACGCCCGGACATGTCCCGCCCCAGCTTGCGCATGGTGTCAGACGCACGCGCACCACCAAAAACCAACCCATCCAACGCCTTGCGAAGTGATCCACTGATTGAGGATGAAAGCTGCGTCGCCTCCTCACCGGTCACTTTCATCTCGGCGCGCATCGCCTGCAGCTCGGACGAAAACGCCTCGGAAAGCCCCTCCGCATCCCGGCTCAGCCCACCAAGCGCCCGGCTCAACGACGAGCCGTCATCGAGAAAATCGTCGAAATCATCCATTGTTCTTCCTTTCGACAGGCTCGTCTGGGTATTTCGCGCGCAGCGCATCAAGGCCGGAGCGCGACATCGCTCCTCGCCCTTTGCCAAAGCCAAGCACGGTGCACGCGGCCTCAAATTCGCGGGGCGTCATCGACCAGAACGCGTCGGGCGTCAGCCGCAGCGCGCCAAGGCCCACCCGCATCAGGCCCGGCCAGTCGATGCGCCCCACGCTCATCCCTCGTCCCCCAACGGCGCGAAGCTGCGCGCCAGCAACCGCGCGGCGGCCCGGGCGGCTCCAGCGGCGCCGCCCTCCACGCTCATGCCGGCCAACGCGTCGTCGGAAACAGCGTGCCCCGCCCCGCGCAGCCCCGCGCCGATCAGCGCGATCAGGTCGGCCGCGCGGACCCCGCCGCCCTCGAACCGCTCCGCCAACGACGCCAGGCCATTCTCGCCCAACCCCACCTCAAGCCCCGCCAACGCCCCGAGCGTGAGCCGCATGACCCGCACTTCGCCGTCAAGCGTGATCTCCGCCTCGCCGCGCATCGCGTTGGCCATGGCTCAGGCCCCCACGAAGGTCAGCGCGCCCGCCGATGCCAGCGAGACCTCGTAGACCGCCTCACCGTCATGCTGGCCGGAATATTCCAGCGCAGTGATCTGGAACGCGCCCTCGACCGTGCCGAAATCGGGGATGATCGCCTGGAAGGTCGGGATTGTCCCGGCGAAGAACGCAGCGCGCATGCTCTCGTCCGACGTGTTGTCAAGGAACACGCCCGACCCGCTCAGCGCCGCAGCGCGCACGCCCGCGCCCGCCAAAAGCTCGCGCCAATGGGACGAGGACGCCGCATTGGTCACGTCCACGGTCTCCGCATTGAAGGCCACGCGCGTGGCGCGCAGCCCTGCCACGGTCTGAAACACACCGCCGCCGGTGTCGATCTTCAGCAGAAGATCCTTGCCCTGTTGAGCTGCCATATCTCTCATCTCCTGAAAAGGTTACGCCTCGATGCGAAACTCGAACCTGAGGTCGATGCGCCGTCCGCCCTCGGCAATCCGCCGTGCCCGCGCGCCGCGCAGCGACGACGTCACCACACGGCCCTCAGACAAGGTCAGCTCAGCCGTGCTCAGCACCCGCTCAACCTCGCCCGCGATCTGCTTGACCGTGGAAAAGCCGCCATTGGCCGAATGCACCGACACCTCCGCGTCATGGATCGCGCCAAGCAAACCTTGCGCAGTCCACCGCCGCACCCGCTCATCGCCGAGGGTCACATAAGGCCCGGACGCCGCGTTCGGATCGTCCAGATGGATCGGTTCATCATTGATCCGCCCGTCCACCAGCGCCGACAAAGCCGCGTCGCCCGACAGGGCGGCATAGATCGCCTCCTGCAAGGCCAGGGATCGCAGCACGCTCATCGCAACGCCTCCTCATCGGCCCAGCACAGCAGGTAGCGGCCGCGCGCGTCGGCTTCGGTCACCGCTCGGATTGCGAACACCCGCTCCCCGTCGCGGAACCGCTGGTCCGCGCGGGGCCGCGCGGCAGATCCGACCGGCGCGGCGCGCACTAGGATGCGGTGCGAAACGCGGGAACGCCCGCGGGCGCCCTCCTCAATTTCCCGCCCCGTCCGCGCGCGCACCGCTGCCCAGATGGTCCCAAGGCTGCTCCAGGACCGGTTCCAGCCCCCGGCCCCATCGCCATTGCGCGCCTGCTCTTCCAGCTCCAGCCCCCGGTCCAGAACTGGGGCGGAGATTTCCTCCCGCGCCCAGCTCACACCCGCACCTTGCGCCAGCGCGACACCAGCGCGCCGACGCCATACGGGATCTCGACCGTGCCGGACGCGCCGACATGGCGCTGCTCGTGGTAATGAGCCGCCAGCAGCAGAACCGCTTGGCGCAGTTCATGCGGCACCCCGTCGGTGCCCACGCCATGCCCGGCCAACAACTCGATCTCCGCCACACCGCCTGTGGGGATCTGCGGCAGCCACCCGCCGCGCACCGGCACCAGCGCCGGGTCGAACTGGCTTTTGACCAGCCGCCACGCCGATGGGTCCACTGCGGTCCAGGACCCGTCTGCAGCCAGCAGCGTCACCGCATTGATCTGCGCCACCGGCGCAATCGGCAGCACCTCACGGCATGGGTTGCGCCACCTTTCGACGGCCCATTTGAACCGCCTCTGGATCAGCGCGCGCCCAGTCATGCTTTCAACCGCAGCGCCCGCCGCGCGCAAATAGCCATCAAGCGCTGCAACCTCAGACGCCTGCGGCGCCGCCAGCCCGGTCGACAGCCGCAGATGGTCGGTGAATTCGGTCACCGTCACCGCGGCGGTCGGGGCCGCCTCAAGCTCCGTCAACATCGGCAAAGCTCCTTGCTCAACGCTCCACCACGCGCATCAGAAAGGCACGAGCCAAAGCCCTGCCCTCGCTGGTCCGCACACGATGAGAGACGTGATACACATGACCGGAACGGCCGCCGGCCAGCACGGCGATCGACCGGTTCGGCGCGATCGTCTCATCTGAGACCCGCAACGCGGTCTCGTCGGGTTCCTGCGGCACGATGGTCCAGCCCAGCGAACAGGCCAACGCCTCGCCCGGCTTCAACCCAAACCAGTCGAGGGCGCAGGACCGCACCTCTTCCGGCGATTTGATAAGATATTCGGCCATCGCGCAGGCCTCCCAGGGCGGCGCACGGCCGCCTATTCCCGATACGATCCTCAAAATGCAAACGCCCGGCCCGACATGCGCGCCCCCGTGGGGAGGAACGCGCACGCCGCCCGGCCGGGCGCAAGCCGCGGCGCCGATCAGACGCCGCGGATGGCATCAACCCTGATCAGGAGATCGCGAATTTCAGCAGCTTGATCGCCGAGAAATCCGTGACATCCCCGCCCACGCGCTTGGTCGCATAGAACAGGACGTGGGGTTTGGCTGAGAACGGGTCACGCAGAACCCGCAGATCCGGGCGCTCAGCCACGGTGTAACCGGCGGAAAAATCACCGAACGCAATCCCGTAGGCATCGGCGGCAATGTCGGGCATCTTCTCCGCGATCAGCACCGGATAGCCCATCAGGCGGGGCGGCTCGCCCTGCGCGATGTTGTCAGTCCACAGGAACCGCCCGTCGGCATCCTTCATCTTGCGCACCGCACCCGCGGTCTTGGAGTTCATGACGAAGGTGGCCTTTGAACGATGCTGCGCCCCAAGACTGTAAACCAGATCCACGATGGCATCCGCCGGATCAGCCGCGCTGAAATCACCAGCAGAGCCGGTCGCGACATAAGCAATCTGGCCCCAGACCTCACTGCCCGCCGACACCGCCGGGTAGTTCAGAAAGCCCTTGGGCTTGTCCACGCCATCACCGTTGATGAAGGCGTCGGCTTCGGCGGCGGCAAAGCGGTCAGCAATGCGCTGCGCCAGCCACCCTTCGACGTCAAAGGCGCTGTCATCCAGCAGGCGCTGGGATGCTTTGGGCATCGCCGACAGCTCATGCAGCGCGATCGACACACGCTCGATCGCCGGGGTCACCGTCTCAGCCTGCGATCCGGCCTCAGTCGACCAGGCCGAGCCCAGCTCGCCATGATCCACCAGCACATCGAAGCTGTTGGCCTCAATCTGCACCACCGACGCGACCGATCGGATCGAGCCCGCCGATTCCAGCACCGACTGGATGCGCTCCGCCGTCTGGGGGTCCACAAGGAACCCGCCCTCGGCGTTGACGGCGGTGTTCATGCCCTTGGATTCCACCTGCAACCCGCGCAGCGCATCATCATCGCCCGACCGTAGATAGGCTGAGATGGCCTTCTGATGGGGCGGCTCGATGTCCGCAGCCCGGCTCAGGGCGGGGCGATTCATGCGGGCGCTCTTACGGTCGATTGCTTCCACGCGGTCCTCCTGGGTTTTCATGCGAGACAGGACTTCGTCCTGGAACGATTTGAATTCATTGAGAAACCCGTTCACGGCCGATTTGGCCTCAAGCCCATTGCTCATGCTCATGTGTCCTTCCGGCAGGATTTGCTTCGTGGTCTGGGTAAGAGTCCGCGCCTCAGCCGCGCAGACGACCGCGCGCAGCAGAAAGCGCGTCGGCCAGCACGCGCCCCAAATCGGCCTGCTCATCCGCCTCTTCGGCGGTAGAGCAGGCCGCGGCCCGCGCTTCGGGAAGCATCGGAAACGTGACCAATGACACTTCCCAAAGATCAATCTCGGTCAGAACGCGCCCACCGCCCTCGCCGCGGGCGGAACGCACCGCGCGATAGCCGATCGACAGCCCGTCCATGGCCCCGGCACGCAGCAGCGCCAGTGCCTCACGCCCACGGCGCGTTTCGGTCAAAAGCCGCCCGCGGACCTTCAGTCCCCGATCGTCTTCATGGACCATGTCCCAAACGCCCATCGGCTCAGCCGGATCGTGCTGCCACAGCAGCTTCACCGATCGCCCGGCGGCCTTCAGCGACGCCAAGCTGCGCGCAAAGGCGCCGCGCTCGACCATGTCGCCCGACTGGTCCGACTTGCCGAACAAGGACGCATAGCCCTCGATCCGGCCGTCATCAGCCACCGTGGCGACTTGCTCGAAGGCCAGATCCTTTGTCTCCAGCCCATAGGACATGGGCCCGGCCCCGCTCGCGCGGCCAGTTTCAGAGAATACAGTCATGATATCTCCCTCAGTGCGGCAGAGGCGCGAGGCCCCCGAACAGCTTGGCCGCAATCTGCGCCGACAGCGCGCCAGCGACCCCGAAGACAACGAGCCACAGCCGCCGCTCCATCCGCTCCACGCCGTTTTCCATCTGGGTCAGCGCCTTCTCCAGCGCCGCC